TTTCTTCGCAGGAACCAGGCCTTTAGTAGGTATTACCTCTAGCCTGGCTGCTCTTTCGAGCGGCAAAAAAACACTTGATTTTGGCACCGACTGTGCCACACTGGTGTGTTGTTGTAAATAAGAAAAATAAAAAATAATCTTAACCACTTCCCCCTTAGTCAGTTATTCCTCACCCTCCTCGATGTTTTGTTCGGCCCCAGTCGGGGGCCGAGGAAGCAGCGTTTGAGTTAATCTAGGGTAGCCCCGATCGCGCGAAGTCGATCACGCTCCCGAAGGCGCTCCTTGTACGTAAAGCGGGTGACCAGCTCTGTTGGAAACTTCAGAGTTCGTTTCTCCGCCGTCCGCTGCACGGAGTCCAGAATCCCCACACGTAGCCCCTCCGACATCGGCTCTGACACAAGTAGTGACAGATCCGCTGCCGGGGGCAGCGCGGACTTCCCGGGCCTCCACAGGTTCTGGTTGTGACGGATCGCCGCTCCTACGCCTCGCTTGCGATCCACGGCAGTCTTCAGACTGTCGAGGTCGACGTCGCTGTCGAACAACAGGTCAATTGACTTGTAACCCAACAGCTCCTCGCCCGCTTCGTAGGCCTCGCTTCCCTTCACGGTCGGCAGGTACTCCGGGAGCCCAGCCTTTGCTAGCTTCCGCACCTGCCATGCCGACTGTCCCATACCAATCTGAATCGGTCGGCTCTTCGGCCCCTTGTTCCACCCGAGAATGATCCGCATCGCGATCCGGAGATCCAGTTCGCTAATGCGGTTGTTCTCGTTCAGAACGGGCAGCCCGATACCACCGATCCACTTGGGGAGGAACCACGGTAGGTGTGTCCCGTCAAGCATGGTCTTGTGGGTGCGGAGGAATTCAGTGTAAACTGCTTCCACCACATCCTTCGGACTGTGCTCAACGAGCCACTCTGCCTTGGATGATAGGTCAGCTCGAGGGTCATCTAGAACCTCAAAGCCGGCCTTGACCAACTCTCCATTCTTCACCTGCATCGTCCGGTCGAGCCCCATCATCAGCCCCATGTTGATGTACGGCACCACCGTGTACGGACAGGCACGATTGGTCATCTTGCTCGGTGCGGGACCTGACGGGTCCTTCAACCACGTCTGGTACAGCCGGCTCTCCACCTCCAC